CAAGGCCCTATTAATAGGGCCTTGCCCACCTCGTCATGATGCGAACGGAACGAGGACGTCCAGCACGTTCAAGATGCCTTTCGTCAAAGACGGGAGATTCCCCTCTTTTCAGGAAGTACTTGAGAAGAGCAAACTGATCATCAAGATGGTCATCCGGAATCTCAGCCCTAACTACCATACCCTTGACAAGAGGGTAGTGTAGAGTGGGGTGGGTGCGTTCAGGGGTATACCCCTCATGCGCCAATTTGCCCAAAATCGGAGATGTCTCATCTACAACGGGGAATGGAATAAGTTTTTCCAAAACCTCGTCAAGGTAAGCTACTGCCCGATCGAACCCTCTTTTAAAAAGAAGATTACGAAGGGATACAGTAGAAACAATCTCTGATACGTGCCTGCGTTCGGTAGGTATTCTCCTACGAACTTTCACGACACTTACGTCGTGACCGTCGTAGAAATCCTTACCGCAAGACTCACGGAACTTTCCAGTCCAGTAAGACTTGTCGACATTGACTTTAAGCCCAAAAGCTTCAAGCTCGTCGATAACGCTACGCACAAACCTAACAGGAACGATAATATCGTCCCCATAGGTGCGTACCTGACCGAAGAGAGACTTAATATCTCTTTTCGTAATCGGGCGCTTAAGCTCTCGTTCAATACCGAGCAAAACAATAGTCATAAAGACCATTGACTCGATAGGAAAACAAAGAGCTGAACCCATAGATGCGAACTTGGCGAGGCGTTGAACGCCATGACCACGCACATCAGCCTTCCGTGAACGACAAGAGTCGACCCCACTTGCAAGATGGGGAAAGTTCTTGAACATTTCACGTACGAGCTGATTAGAAACACGATCAGAGGCCTCAGAGAGGTCAAGGGTTGCTAGACTTCTGTCTACCGACCCTTTGAAAGCGAGATGCTGATTAGGCATCTGAGACTTCCAACTGATAAGGTTATCTGAGATGTCATCCTCAGAAATAGCCTTCTCAAATGCTTCGAGAATACCCTGCTGCACATATTGCATTGCAACAGGCTCGATAGCAATAATACGAGGTGTTTTTAGCGTCTTAGGAACTGTAATGACCCTAACGGGTCTTTCAGCTCCGGGTTCAACATATGTAAAGAGGTCAGCGTCATAATGACGCCAATTTGAAAAGAGATACTCCCCAGCAGGAAAGTACTCTTCCAAACGCGATACCCACTCGCTTTGCATATACTTCTTGTTTCCAAGAATACGCTCAGCAGTGGAACCGGGACCATGCTTAGGAGTTATGTCCCCATCGTAAATCTGACGATCTACAATGGAAAACATATCACCAAAAGCAAGAGTACTAATTCGGCGGAAATCAGAGTATTGCTCTGAAGTCCGAATAGAATCGTACTCCCTTACAGATGTTTCACACTCAATATAACCCTTCAAAGCCTTGTTGATACGCACATCAGTGCAATCTTCAAGAATCTTCGAAAACATCAGAGAAATCTGACGTATAGCGAAGATAGCATCTTTGTTAGGTGAATCGAGTAAGCGACCCGAACCACGGTCGAAAATGAGATCAAAGAAACCTCCGAATAAACGGGGGAGACTGCCTGTAAACTTGAAACCAAGAAACAGGTCGTGATCTACATAGCCACGGTCAAGACTTTTTTGGAAGTCCTTTCCGAAGCTAGGTAAGGTAATCGTTAGAAACGAAAACCCTTCGCCTTCGACACGCATCTGGATAGTTTTATAGTCCAGATGGGTACTAGTGCCGCACCAGGTTCCCAAATCAATGAGAACCTGCTGAAGGAACAACATAAGGCTTTTCAAGAAACCCTCCTAACAGAGGTTAATCTTCCATAGCCATGTTCTCCTGAAGCGGAAGATCAGTGGCGATTCTTGCCGGAAGTGATTACCATGGGGAATTTCCCCAAAGTAATAGCACCCCCAAGCAAGATAACGCCAGAGATCCCGCAAAGGACGCCCACAAGGACGTCCATCAGTTCTCGCCACCCAGAAGCTGGGTGACGCGTGCACCCGTAGCGTCGCTGAGGTACTTAGTAAGTGCCGCAACGACAGCCTGCTGCTCCGCAATGGAGTAGCCAACCTTAGGAACATCGACGACGATATAAGTCGACATCGAATACTCCTGGTTGAGACCCGAATTAAACGGGTCAGGTGCAACCTTACTGTGGTCCACACGGAGGGTCCGACGGATACGCTTTCCATAGGAATGCGAAACCGAAAGATCGACCGTGCCATCAGGACTGGAGAAAGCTCCAGTATTGACGCCGGAGCTGGTTCGCGGAAGCGAAACAGCAGAACCGGAGACGGTAAGGGACTGAGGATCGGAAAATGCCATGGCATTGCTCTTTCAGGATCTATTGAATTATTATTCAGTTGGATCCACTAGAGTTCTAGTGGAGTTTATTGGGACTCTTGGTTAAACCAAGAGCACCCAAAATGGCCCACTGCTGATCCGTAAACGAATCAGGAGATACGCCAAAACCGTAAGGCGTGGCCCTCTTCCGTTGTTTTCTGGTTGTCACCAGAGACGTCTGAAGAAGGCGAGGTTGCAGACCGCCATAAGAGGCGTTAGCAAGCTCGTACGTAGTCTTATAAGTGCTTTCGCACATAAGATATCCGTACCTAAGGACGAGGCCATCAGACTTAAGGGCAGTAGCATTGTCGATTATATCGCCAATGTTAAAAACCCAGTCTGCCAGCCAACTCCATGGAGCAATCTGCCAGAGTACACTAGGTGTAAGCCTAGTTCCAAGCAGCTTGTTAGCAAGCTGTTCGGATTCCTTAAGCTTGCCAATGGTGGAATCACCAACGGCAAGATTAAAGATGTAACTACCCTTAAACCAGATTCGATCTGATTTTTGAGTAAGGACACTGATAGATTGCGGTGGACCTCCAGAAGTAAAGGGGTCATTGGGAACGTTATCAGGCATGGCATTGTATGAGCCACCACCTGAAGATAATACGTCCCTCTTTGACGACTTTATGACTGGAAAATAGAAATGCCGGTTCTGGATTGTACCAGACTCAGAGCTGTACTTACGAATCTCTTTTGATGCGTTAAGTACAGAATTGAGAAACTTTCTAAAATCCGAGATGAACGGAGCAATGCCAAACTGATAATTAAGGAACTCCTGCCCCAATTTCTTGGAAGCATGGGTTCCTCTATTAAGAATGGCACGCCCGACGATGTCAGGGACACCGTCTTTAAGTTCACCAAGGAAAGCAGAAAGACCAGCATTAGGCGAAGTGGGAATGGTCTGGTTAATAGCCTTTGTACCATACGTCAAATCGACGTCTGGGACATTAGGATATTCCATCTTACCAATACCCAACGCAGGACCGACAAAAAGCGGGCCTGTGTAGGTAGCCGTTGTAAAAGGATAACTATCTGGTTTATCGATAGTGAACAAGAATTGCTTCTCGTTCTCCTTATTATCAATGACTACACTCTGCTTGACACTGTCAAATTCATGACCAGTGTCAAACACGCTTGTGACTCTCTGAGGATCAGTGGCAGAAGCCAAGATCTCTTCGTTTGTCATTGAAGCATTCGCCGAACTGCCTGTTCTATATGAATAGACAGTTTCCACAGGATCCTTCAACCAGTCACCAAAGAAATCCCTAACTTTGTTGATTGGTCCGGAGTACGAACGCTCCCAATGTCCATAGTACTTTGTATCTCCGTAATAGGAGAAAGTACAATTAGGCATAGGAGCAACCCGAGACTCCGAGAAGTATCCATCCATAAAATTCCTAACGGTTATATATTAAGTTATGTAGATCCCTGGTGCACTGCAAAAGGGAGAGCTACAGAAACTTAAAGGCATCCCTTCAAGCGGCAACTAAGTACCGGAGGGTCCCCTAAGG